GCATGACTGAAAGTACCTTGGTTTATCTTGACGATGATTGGCGCCAGGAGCGCGCCGGAAAGGTTGCTGACACGCCCTCAGGGAAAAAGTTTCTCCAGTTGGCGTCTGAACACCGGTTCACTCCTCGCATGGCTGATGCCACTATGAAGAATAGTATCGGATGTGCCTTTCCCTTTATGGTAATGTCCACGAACCAGCGTGACGCGCACGATGAGACCATAAACTTCGATAGTGCCACTGTGAGGCGTCATGATTTCATTTGGCACGTCACGCGTGACCCAGGTGTGCACGCCAAGAATGACTTTACATTGTGGAAGTTCGAGCGCCACCACATTGTCTACAATGGCGTTGCCTACGTTCCTGCCAAGGACAAGCGCACCTATACCTTCGTCGAGGTTGCGCTGCTCGCCCTTGAGCTTGCGCGAGTGCGCCACAATCGTTGGGTTGATGCGTCAACGCGTGCGCCCGAGATGCACGCTGCGGTGCGTGAAAATAGGGCTGCTAAGTTGAAGGCCGCTCTCGATCAGCTCGTGCTCGGTGATGATTCTACCTTGAACGAGATGTTTGCGGGCCGTGCCCAGCCCGTTCCCCCTGCCACTTATGCGGAATCTTACCATGACGCCTCTGAAGACGATGACGATTCTTCTTCTGAGGTTTCCGACGAGCATTTGTTCGAGCCTAGTGACGACGGCGTGCCTGACGATCCTGGTCCCTCGTCTAGGCCGTCGTTTATGGCTACCGTACGCGCCAAGGTTCAGCATATGCGGCGCCCACATGGACCCACTATAGGTGAGTATCGCCGTAGCAGGGCGAATGTGGTCTCGCAAGCGGGCGACGGCGACCCAGCGCCCGGATCAGTTGACGCCGCTGCGTTTAGGTCCCGTAACGCCGGGTTGTTCGCTGCCGGTCTTCTCGAGGAGCGCGCGGCGCGTACGTTGCGCGAAGCCCTGGGCGGGCGATCGCTCCCCGATTCGCTTGAGCGTGTCGAAAAGTACATACTCGGTGATGAGTTTGAGCACTATGAGAACATGACCGAAGTCCGGAAACATCTGCGCCGGAGACTGTTGCACGGAGCCACCACCCATGAAGCCGTGTGGGCCGCCTACTATGGCGCTTGTAACGACTTTGGATACGTCGTGTCCAAGTTTTCGGAACTCGGTTACACTTTAAAGCAGATCTCTGTCAATGCGTTTTCAATATTGCTGGCTCGTGTCCCCCTTGAGACTCTGGGGATCACCTTCCCCGCTTTTGACATGGGCAATGCGGCTGATTTTGATCCTTTGAATTTGGTCGCCGGTTTTCAGAATGCTGTTGCCGCCGCCTACCGCGCTTTTAGTGACTGGGCCGTCACTCCTCTCGGCAGCATGATCATCTCCGTGACTGTTATTCCGTTGGTCGTACCTATTTTTGTCTCGTTGGGTTTTAAGCTGATGTCGGCCGCCGGTCTGGGGCCTCCCGGCATGACTCCCAACAGGGTTGTTCACCGTCGCGCACAAGGTGCTGGCGAAGATCCGACGCCCCAGTCCGCTCCGCCCGCCAAGTATGTTGGTAAGAAGAAACCTGGATTCGGCACTGTTTCGAACGATCAAGTTCATAAGTTTCTGGCTGGTGGCGCCCCAGTTGCCCAAGCGGGTATGTCCTCGCCCGAAATTCAGGACCTCTTTGCCGCGAATATGTGGGGCGTTACAATCACCGATGCCGTCGGCAAACCCGTGTCCCTCGGCTTTACCACGTTTATTAGTGGGAGGTTGGGCCTTATGCCCCACCACTTTTTGTTGTGGGCCGCTTGGGCTGCCATGAGGCGTGGGGACGCTGATCCCGCGTTCATATTCACCAGAGGTGACCTTGCGGTCACGGCACCCCTGGCGAAAATACGCATGTTGTTCTCAAAACTCGAAGTTCTTTACTTTGAGTTCCAAGATCCCACTTTCCCCATGGCCCGCTCTATTGTAAAGCATGTTGCACCCAAGAGTGCCGTTGATCTATCGCTCTTTGCTGCGCACAGGAGTTTCGCCGGCGTACTTGTTTCCCCCACGTTTTACGGCGCCTTCAATTACGGCGTCGGCACCGAGAACCTGCACGTCACCGACATTGATGTCACGCTCGACTACGCGCTTACCTATCCCATTGGCACGCAGCCAGGGCATTGCGGAGCACTGCTCGTTCTCACGTCTGGTGCCCACGCCGGTACCATTGCCGGGATACATGTGGCCGGAAACAATGTGGACCTTGGCTTTGCCCAACCGCTGTACCGCGAGCTTTTTGCTGCATCAGAATTGAAGGAGCCTGTCCCTGAAGCCGTTGCGGTGAGTGAGGAACTCGCCATTGAAGTCACCGAGGCCGTTTCTCAGGGCACGCGCGACTTTCACGGTGATGCCCGCGCGACTTACATAACGCGGAGTTTTCCCTTGCCTGCCACGGTCCACCAGCGCAACTACATTGTGCCTTTCCGGGGTGACGGCCCCGAACATGTCCCTCGTAAGCTTGCCGCCACGTCTGTTGCCCCGCATGTTTTTACGAAGGTGCGTGGTTTGTTTCCCGTCGTTGACGACCACGCTGACGACGCGTACTACCGGCGCATTGGCGTTGAGTTGTCACGCCGCCTTCGATCCTTTGCCCTCGACGTGAAAATGGTTAATTTGTCTATTGAGGACTCCGTTGTCGGTATCGAGTCTACCGCTCTCAAGTCGCTGGACGCCCATTCTAGCACCGGTCATCCCGACTCTGCGCTGGGTATCACTCGCAACCAATATTATTCGTTCTCAGCCACTGGCGGTCTGGTGCGTGAACACAGGTGGCCTGAGTTGGTTGACCGTGTCCGTATGCTTGTGAAGGTCGCCGCCGCCGGTGGGTGTTTTATAACGGTCTTCAAGGATATAGTTAAGGGTGAGAAACGTTCTATTGCCAAGGTCGCCGAAGACAAATCTCGTTTGGTCAACGGAGCGGAGCTCGCCTTCACGATTGTCTGTACCATGTACTTTGGCGCTGCGTCCTTGGTGCTTAAGGATGGCGCACCGCGAAATGGCATCTTAATCGGTGTCGCGTCGCGAAACGCAGCTCAATGGAATGCCGTAGCCCGCTTGCTTAGGCAAGTAGGTCGCGGCGCCCATGTGGGCTCGGGCGATTATCGCGGCTTCGATCAACATATGTCCGCATCCGCGTGCGGCATGGCCTACGATGTTATGAGTTCGTGGTATCCTGAGGATGACTTGGTTGGTAACCAGGTTCGTCGTGCGATCAAGCACGTAGCACTCAACACCTATCACATCTTCGGGTCCGTGATTGAACGTCGTACGGATACTAATCCCTCGGGTATACGCCTGACCACCGAAGTGAATTGCGTTATCAACCTGGGGAATTTTCTTTCCGCTTGGGTTCAGCTTCACGGAGGCGACTTCACGACGATGCCCAAGTTTTGGAACCATGTCTCCCTGATGGTGCTTGGCGATGACAACGTCTTTAGTGTGTCCGACCAATACAAGGACCGGTTTACAGAGGCTTACGTTGCCAAGGCCCTGAGGTTCCATGGTCAGGAATATTCCGCTCCCGACAAGGGCCCTGCTCGTGAGTCCCTGTCCGAGTTGTCCAACCACGCGATCTTGAAACGTGGTTTTCGCTTTGAGCCCGCCGTACAGTCGTACGTGGGCCCTCTCGATCTCGATGTCGTACTAGAATTGCCGATGTGGACCAAGGCCGGTTCCGTTGGTTTAAGAATTGCGAAGGATAATATGCGCGAAAGCCTCATGGAGCTGTCCGTGCACGGTGAGGATGTCTTCAACCATTGGCTGCCCAGACTTCGCAAGTTTTTCGGGCGCCATTGGGAACCCGAGTCTGAGGATTGGGCTTGGTACTTCTCTCGTGCGACCACCTAATTGCGGTGTTCTGCCGGTTCTAGCGCCGTTATGCTATATTTTTGACACATGTACCTGATAATCCTTTCTGTTTTTCCCTCTCCTGGTGTTCACTGTTTCCACTAAGTAACGCTTCTTAGTGCATTCCTCAGCTGCTCGGTCCCCTTACAATTGACCCGTATACGGTGGTACCGGAACGGGGTAACCCTTGGGGGGTTTGTTTTCCTGAACGAGCTGTTAGGCGACCTCTGAGGATGGCGGGTGTTTTAGAACGTGCGTGGCTTTGGTTTCCGGTTTTTACCGGTTAACACACACAAGTATTTACGCGGTCCGCGGTCGTGTTAGTTCATTTTAATGATTTCTTCTTCTCCTGATGCTTCTGTGCCCGTTTCTTCCGATGCTCAACTCGGCGTTTCAACCGAGGGTTCGACCCAGGACCAGGGCGCCACGAAATTCTTTGATGACACTGTTGGTGTTGAGGCACATGCCCTCGTTAAGTCCTCTGTTGATCTGTTTCCTGCCGTCAAGGTGTCGGGGGCCGAGTCGCTTGAGGCTTTTCTCGAGCGACCGACACGTATTACCAACGGTAATCTGACCGTAACCGATAGTGGTATGTTGTGGTCCACCGACCCCTTCCTTGACTTGGTACTCGGGGTCAAGTCGTCCAAGCTCTCTGGCCTGTATCTTTTGAAGGCCGGACTGAAGGTCACGTTGCAGGTCAACGCTGCACGCTTCCAAACTGGACGTTATATTTTGGGCTTTGTGCCGTCCATGGGCACAAATACTAGCTCTCCACAGTTCCAGGCCAAGTTTAGGATGCACACTGCGCACCTCCAGCAGATGACGCAGCACCTGCACGTCGAAATCGACATCGCCACCCAGACTCACGTCACGCTCAACATCCCGTGGATGAGTGTTTTGCCGGCCTGGCCATTGCAGTCCAACTTGAATATTAAACCGGGGTTCGGCTATCTTTATCTTATGCCCTATTATCCCCTTCAAGCTGGCGCCGCTGACACTATCGCTTCCTACTCCGTGTGGGCCTCCTTTACCAATCCCACCTTCGGTGGCCCTACTGTGTCTCAGTCTGGGATGTCTGCCGGTGAGCGCGAGCAGCGTGCCGCCGGTATTGGTCCTATTGGTTCCACGTTTTCTCGTGTGTCGAGCGCCGCTGCGATCCTGAGTGGTATTCCCGCTCTCTCACCTTACGCTACCGCTGTGGGTTGGACCTCCGGTATCGTGGCGCGCGCAGCCAATGCCATGGGGTGGAGCAAGCCTCTTGACCTAGAGAAACCGACGTATGTGCTCAACCGCCCCTTGCACTACACTGCGGTCCACGACCAAGTGTCAACCGCCGTGCCTATTGGCTTTTCCGCTAGTAATCGCGTGGTTTCTGCGCCCACCGAATCGATTCCGACTCATGATGAAATGTCTTTCGATTTTGTTAACGGGGTCTATTCCTATTTGATGTCCATTAATTGGGAGCCCACGCACGTGGCTGACTCCGTTTTGTTTAACATACCGGTCACACCTGTGAGTAGTACTAGCTATGGCAAGGGCGTGGTCATTCCGGCCTGTTCTTTTGGTGCCCAGTTTATGGGCTACTGGCGTGGCGGCGTTAAGTTTCGGTTTAAGTTGGTCAAGAATGAGTTTTATTCCGGGCGCTTGAGTATCCACTTCGAGCCGTTTGGCGCGGGCGGTGGGTCTAATGCCACCGCTGCGAATTGGGAGCTGAACAACCGCTTGATCGTGGACATTCGTGAGGCCTCTGAGTTTGAGGTTGTGGTGCCGTTCATATCGCACAAGCTGTACGTGCCGACCACTGAAAATATTGGGGCGCTGGTCGTCTCCGTGGTTGACCGTTTAATTGCTCCTGATAGTGTGCCGTCGATTTTGCCCATCTTGATTGAGATCGCAGGTGCTAGCGACCTCGAATATATGTTTCCAACCAATTCCCGTAGTGAAGTCTACATCCCCGCAGTGTCGCAGAGCGGGTATGGGGCTTTCCCCAGTGCCGACCTTGGCACGGCGCGCTCGGCTGGGCTTAGGCCTGCCGAGGTCGCCGTGGGCGAGAAGGTCCAGAGCCTGCGTCAAATAGGCAAGGTGTTGTCGTTCACATCTTTTGCCAATGAGCCCACTTGGGGCGCCAGGGTCTTGTACTCGCCCTTTGCTTCGATGCCGGTCGTTCAGTCCACCAGTAACGTCACTGCCCTAACCCGAGGCACCGTGTATGGCGACCAACTGAATCTCATAGAGTGCTGCTACGCTGGTTTGACCGGTTCAAAAAGGGTGCAGGTCACCCGCCAGTCAAATGGTGCAGCTGGAGCTCTCAAGTTTGGGGCGTGGGTGGGTGTTTCTAGTCAGACCGACCCGATTTCCGTCGCCGCTGCCACGGACCAGAATTCGCTAATCCGCCAGGTGTTTGACTGGACCCAGGAGCCCTACCTCGACGTCAATGTTCCACCATACTTGACCACTGCAGGCATGTCCCAGGCCGCCACGATCGTTTCGGCGGTGGTGCCTGCCATGCCCCTGGGGCAACAGATCGGCAGCTCCCCCGTCGTGGTTGCTGCTACTGGGCTTAACACTTCGGCATGGACCACGCTGGTGTTCATAGCCCGTCAAGGCGGCGACGACTGGAATTGTTACCATTGGATTTCCACTCCTCCAATAGTAGCTCGAACGACAATTTGAGTGGCCCCTATCCACAGGGGATAAGGCGAAAGCCGGTAAATCAGAAAACATTTGTGTGTTTGATGTATCTTCGCGAGGATTCATGTCCTTTTAATCGTGAAAAGAGACTGCGGAGTCTCGGACAACCGGCAATTGCCGGGTGGGGCCCGCGTTGCTACGTCAGTGTTGTTTTTGACTAATAGAAAAATTAGAATGAAAATCCAAAAAGACGGAGGTTGCTTGTTTCAGTATGTTACTATAGATTGCTTTCTTTTCCATTGCGCGTTTGTACGGGGGTTTAAATCCAGATAAAGGCTGTTCATGTCCC